GGTTCCATAAGCCACAAGACGCGCTTTATCTGTCTCGGCTTTGACTTCCATGTAGATATTTTGACGCTTCTGAGCAGTAACAGCGCGTGACTTACCAGATATGCCGGGTCCAAGAATTGGTAGTTGCATTGTGCCGGGCATTAAGGGGGCTCCATCCAGTTAAGCAAACTTGTCTTAGGCTTGCCAAATTTGGTAAAAGGCATTTTTGTTTTTGTTAATTCATCAACAGGAACATCAAGAGTGTCTATCCAATATTTTTTGGCTAACTGATCAGGATACATATTCATCCTTTCCTGAGTATTTCTTGCCATAGCCTCACCAAAATTTCGCAAATACATTTCATAAGGAGAGTATAATTTTTGATTTTTTAGCAATCCATAAGCGTTTGCTTCTTTTTCAATTTCTTTTGGAAAATCTACCCCGCTAGGTATTTTGTTTATTTTTTCCATTAAATTATTTGGATCAAATAAATTTGGAGAAATACCTGGTTCCCATTTGTTTTCAGGATGATTTTGAATGAAATGTTGCATTTCATGAAGCATAGTGCTTAAGTTGGGAGTATATTGCTTATTGAATTTTATTTTACCTCTATCTCCAAGTTTATAAAGCAATGGATCTCCTGCAGTAAAATTTGCTAATGATTCTCCAATATCACCATATTTTTTTGGAATTTTTGAATATTCTGGATATGCTTTTTCAAGTTCTGGATGATAAAAATTTATTTTATCCCCATTAACTGTTAATTTTGCGCCAACATCTGAAACTTCGTGCATCCATTTGTTATCAGGGCCCATCATTGTTCTTGTTTGTTTCCAAATTTCTTCAGGAGAAACATTGTTTGCATAAAGTTCTTTTGCTTTATTTATTAAATCTCCGTAACCAGCCCTAATTGCTCCAGACTCACCAATCATAGTTCCAAGCGTTCCTCCCTGACTTGATGGAGCAAAAGGAAATGATCCTGTTTGAGCAAATCCAGCAAGATTTGTTGCCGCATTTATTTGTTGCTCAGGAGAATAACCTTGTAATGGATTAGGATTGTCGTATTGATCTGGTGCATTTGATGCAGTCAAAATTTGATTTTGAAACCAATTAGACAACAATGAAGCGCCTTTTTTTGGGTTTCTTAAGGCGCTTGCAATTGCAGAATCATTTGGACCAAAATCTGATTGCTGAAAATTTTTGTAGAAATCTGATAAAGCCATTATCTTCCGTAGCCATCACTGTAAATGTTGTACCGCATCTGTGAAGTATTCATTAAACACACATCTGTTTGCAATGTATTTGTACGCTGATTCATGCGTTTTAAACGAATTAACGCAGCAGTGGCTAATTGAACAGTCGTTGGCCTTATATCAAATTGATATTCTTCAGCAATTCTCGTTGAAAGATTAAACACAATGGCTTCCCAATAACCAGGAGGCAATTGGATTGGTGCAGATGGATCAACAATCATGCTAAACGGTTTCCAACTCGTTAGCGTAATTGTGCCTGGAGCAGTAGATGCACCGTTATTTGCGTATAATGGGTAAATATAACATTCAGCGATTGGAAAACTAGGCTGATAATACAGGTATCCAGGAAAGTTTGTTTGTAATGTTTTTAGCCTAATGTCGTTGTAATCATCATAATTGATTACTTGCATTGGGTAATCTACAGGAATTGAACCGTTCGTAAGCGTTAAATACGCTCCAACAATTTTACTTGGTCGAATTGTGTTCCAAATGCCACCTAATCCAATCGTGTATGGGTTTTGTGAAGCAATAAGCGGAAATGTTTCTCTTTTTACTTCATAAAGCATTAATTCATCTAAAGACCAAGAATCTAGCATCCTGTTTAAAGATTCTAACCCGTCTTTTAATTCTGATGCTGTTAAGTCTACGTCTACCGCAGAAACTTGTATCAGTCTCATGGCGGCTCGAATAATATCGTAACCCGTATACAGTTGGCCTACATTATTTGTAACGTTTGTGGTAACTGTAGTAACGGTTCCTGGTGTATCCCATAAATTAGGATCTGTTTTCCATACGTTAGGATCAAGCTGCCAAATTGAACTTGGAAGCGCCCAAATGTTTTGTATCAATTGGGAATTTGTTAAATTTCCGCCACCTAACAAAATGTCATAATCAATGCTGTTGTCCGCATAAAAATTAAAATAATTATCAACAATTGCAATCGGTTGGACTAGAGGCTGAGTTAAAGCAGAATCAGAATAAACGGTTGCAACAGTGTTTGTTGATCCATTAATGACAACATAACTACCAACATTTATTGCGCTTCCAGTGTAGGTTCCGTTTAAATTAAATGTGAAAGTTGTGCTATCTACTATTGATGCAACAGCATAAGTCCCGTTGTAAAGAAATGGCGTAACACCAATTAGTGATATTGATGCTCCAGCAGATAATCCATGATAATTTAGTGTAGTGACGGTAACAACATTTTCTATTGACGTAATAGTATAAATATTTGCGCCAACTGTTGTGTTAACCAAAAATACTTCAGCAAAAGCATTTCCAAGAGTAGAACCTTGCGGAGGTATTAACGTTAATTCAAACAGTTGTGACGCCATATTACTTGATCCTTTCCATTGTTACTGAATGTACGTTAATGGTGTCACCAGCAGTAGCAGTTCCCGTTTGGCCCACTCTAAAATCTAAAGTTGAAGTCGTTGTTAAACCCGTTACAGATGTAGGTGTAACCAAATATGTTAACAAAGCTACACCTGCGGTTGCGCCAACGTTAGCTTTTAATTGCCCTGTAATCCATGCTGCAGTAGCGCTAGAACCAGATATTTCAAACTCAACTGACCATAGTGTTGTGTTTGCCGTTGTGAGTACGTTTCCTGTAGTAACTGCCGTTAAAGCTGTGGAACCCCAAAAACATGAAATCGTAAACTGCCTAAGGTTTGAACTAGTTATTGCGGCGTAAGTACCATACGCAACAACACGCCAAACAGAACCAGCAGCCATTGTTTGTGCAGCAAGAGTAACGCCGCCGGTTGCCAATGTAAGAGAACCTGCAACAGCGGTGACAGCAGTTAATCCTCCATTTTTAGCTAAAACACCAGATGTGCCTACTGATGTTGCTGTCAGTGATGTAAAGGAACCAGATGCTGGTGTTGTTCCGCCGATGGCAGGAGGAGAAGCAAATAAAGAAGTGAACCCAGTACCGCTAACAGAACTGGAAGCAGTCAATGTGGTAAATGCTCCTGTAGAAGCTATATTAGTTCCTATTGCTGTTGAGTTAATTCCAGTAGATGTAACTGAAACAACAGGTGTTCCGTTTGCATAGCCTCCAGCATAAATTGCTAAAGAATCTGATGTTCCTAATGAGATTTGCCCTAAGCTTAAAGATTGATTGTAATCAATCAAAATTCCATAATAAAAGGATGTATAGGCTTCAGTTGAAGGCGCAGACATCCAACAAGCATTTGTTGTTGTGTCCCCATTTACGGTTAAAAAGCTGACATCAGCTCCAGGCGAATTAATCAGTAAGTGACCAGCATTTGTTAGCTGTAAAACTGGTGCTCCGGCTTGATAAAACAACAAAGGATCTTGGCAATTTATAAAACAAGATCCAGAATTTAAAACACCTAATTCAAATGGAACTATTGAAGTTGGCGTATCTACAGTCCCGTAAATCCATACATTATTTGAGGCTACATTTAGATTGCTGTCCAAATATAATCCAGATCCTGTTCCAGCACCATCAGTTACCTGTGTCATTGACCCATTCAGGCCAAGAGGAGTCTGTAATAAGTACCCGTAGCTTTGGTTTATGTTTTGTGGACCTAGATTTGACATGGCTTTCTCACCAATTAAGAATCTTCAGATTTGGCAGGTCTGCCACGCTTTTTTGCAATGCTTTCTGGATTTAAAAATTCTTCAGATATGAGCCAACCATCTTGGGTAAACTCTTTTAATTCTTGCTCATCAATAGCAATTTTGCTGTTTTCGTATGAGTCTTTATGAACAGAACAAGGAAATTCCATATATCACCCATTAAAAAAGGGGAGAGGCAATACCCCTCCCCAGTCTTACCGATTAAGGATTTGACCCAGCAACAACACCAAAGTTGTTGAACCTCGTAATACCAAAATCCGTAAGGACTGGGTAAGAACGAATTATTTCAACTAAGTATGTGTCGGCAGGAATTGCGGTTCCGTTTGTTCCAGAGTAAGCAATAGCAACGGTATTTGCTGCAGATACTCTAACGTTAGCAATTGAGAGGTTAGTCACACCAAATCCAGCGGGAGCGCAGACAGCAACATAATCGCCAACTTGCACGCCGTTGATTGTGTACGTTACCTCTGGGGCAGATGTACTAAAGGTTCCAGCCGCAACAGGGACGGATACAATAGCCGTCATCCGTTGAGCGGAAATATTAACAATATTTGGAGCAGCCATTTTTCTATTCTCCTCTAAATTAACCGGTTACGCGGCAAGCAAGTTCTGGGTAGATCGTGCTAAAGCCGTACAGAACATCAAGACGCGTAGGCAACTGGTCAGAGTTAATATCGTACTGGCGAACCATACGAATTGACAAACCATCTGCTGAAGCGCGTCCAGCCATATCAACACCTTGTGGAAGCAGAAGATCCGCAGTACCCAAAGCAAAAGCATCACGATGATATGCAATTGATTGTGCGTAAGTAGCTGCTGAACCGCTGTTTCCAGATAGGATTGTAGCCGTACCAGTAGGAATGGTTCCGCTGGTGCTAGTTACGTTTTGGAACTGGCCAGAGAATACAGGTGTTGGGAAAATTGACAGAGAAGTTGAACTTGCTGCCGCATTAGCCGTAACAACAAAGTTACGCAATACACCCGTAGACTGTCTGCTTTGTGGGTTAACCGCATACACGTTAGGAATCGTAAACACAGTGCCGGCAGTCAGCGTGCCAGAAAGTGAGCTAATCGCAAGCGTAAATGCTGTTTGTGCATTAGTCTGAACTGAACCACCAGCCTGTGCAGACACAGTAAATGCTGTGCTTGTGCCGGTTGTAAAGTTAGCTACGTTTTGGTCCATCGCGAAATTGAAACCAAGTGTGTTATCTCCCATAGCGCCCTTCTCAAAGATTTTTGAGATAACACCCTGTGGGTTAAACAAATTGGTCAAACCAGAAACGATACCAACATCCGTTTGTGGATCAACAACTAGATGACGCAAATCATCAGCCGGAGCTGCTTCTTGGTTCAAACGTGAACGAGCTGCAAGAATTGTTTGCAAACTCTGAGCCTGAGTAGGTGAACCAGAAAGAGTACCAGGAGTACCAACCAAGTTGTATACATTTACAAACTGCTGAAGACCATCATAGTCGATTTTGTTCGCAATAGCAGCAACTGCTGGTTTGATGAAACGATCAGAAAAATCGCTGATGTTCAAACTCAAATCCTGAGTTGTGAAAGCCATATCAACACCAAACTGAGTGTTAAGCGTCAATGGTACGTACGTTTCAACAGAGCTTTCGATCTGAAGAGCAGGACCAGTACGGCCTACATAGCGAGGTGGTTTACGAAGGTTGATCGTTGTACCGATCTTTGCGCCTTCGATAGCAAATTTATCATCATATTGACGACTGATTGAACGAGTGAAGACCAACTGGTTGGTTAGTACGCGCAGGGCTTCATTTGTAATCATGCTTATGGTAAGCAATTGATTAGCCATAAAAATTCTCCTAAACGAAAAAAATAAAGGGTTTTAGCCTAAAGTTTTTTCCAGATAGGAGCCGTTCCCTCGAATGATCCAGATTTTTTTGCCTGACATGCAAACCGGCTAAAGTTTACAAGACGTAGCGCATATATATCATGAAATTAATCATATGTAAAATGGAGCCTCCACCCAGAGTTGAACTGAGATTAGATGCTTACAAGGCAACTGTTTTACCATTAAACTATAGAGGCAATAATGGCTTCGGGACATGGATTCGAACCACAATTAACAGGATCAAAACCTGTTGTCCTACCTTTAGACGATCCCGAAACAATCTTTCTTATCGGTTAAGCCTAGCTTTGCGCTCTTCACGCTCTTTGTTGTTCATATAAGCAATATAATCCTTAGTGGACATATTGGCAGGATCTGTTTTAGAGCTCGAAGTACCTGTTCCCATAATTGGCTTAATGGGTGTAGGAGCTGTTCTTCCCTGAGCTTCTGGTCTAATCAATGAGGCTATTTTGATTCCTGCTTGAATTGGATTCATACTAGCTATTTCATAAGCTAATGCAGGATCTTTGCCGAGCTGATAAGCAATATCAGGACCATTATCCAAACCCAAAAGCGCCTGTCTAATGGTTGGGTTATTAGCTAGTCGAGCATCTGATGTAATGGTTTCAATAACTGAATCATAATCAGGATATTTTGCTCTAGCTGCCGTTTCTGCTGTTTCTATTTTTGCTTGTTGAGCAGCAATCCTTTGATGCTGTTCTCTTTGCTCATACTCAGCCGCCACTGCTTGCTTTGCTTCTTCAATTGCAGAGATTCTAGTGTACTGCATCATTGCATCCATGTACCTAGGATCATACTGACCCCCAGCAAAATCAGCTGGATTAGGAGGTGAAAACTTAGGTGTTTCTGGTTCGTTTCTTGGTTGTAACCGTTGGAGCATTTCCTCTTGTTGTGCTAGAACTTTCTCCAGTCGTTCAGCTTGTCTACGAGCTTCATGCTTGTCTCTAGTGAGCTCATCAATGCGTTTTTTATACCAAGGATCTTGTTTTTCTGATGCTTCAGACGCTTCACCTTCAGATCCTTCAGCGTCAATTTCAGTGTTAACCTCTTGAATTTCTTGGGCCTCTGCCTCTGGTGCAATGTGCGCTTGAATTTCATTTTCTTCACTCATTTGGAGTTTCTCCTGGTTTTGCTGATCCGGTAAGTGCCTGAATATCAGGCTTTTTTGTCATGGCTCCAGTTGTTCTTCTAGTCGCTTTTTGCGGTCTAGGAGCTGGTCCATTTGCTCCTTGTGGAGTTGGTTGTGGCATTGCACCTTGTGATCCACTTGGCTGCATGACCATTTGTTCTAATTGTTCGTTTTCTTCATTTTCTTCAGGCATATCCCTAGCGCCCGATTGCATGATCATAAGAGCGTCCATTGCTGCTTGTTTGTTAATATCTAAATTGGCTTTCATAACTTCAACATCAGCTTTCATGCGGTTTGTTTGCGAGTCATACCACTCACGTTCCATTCGCTGAATTTCAAGCAATTTTTTCTCTCTAAGATCTTGCATTTCTGCGCTCATGTGTTCCATCTGACTAGCTAATTGATTCATAGCTTGCTCTGCTTGAAGCAACTGTGGATCTGCTTTATCTCCGGCCTTGTTCACTTGTTGAATCTGTGGCGGTAACATCGCTTGCAGTCTGCGGCTAATCTCTTCAGCACCAGGCCAATCCATGTTCTTGACCATCAAATCACCAATCAGGCCAAACAAGCTAGGGTTAGCTTGCGTTAAGCTCAACATCATTTGTGATGCTTCATCTCGTTTAGTGGCATAGCTGGGACCAGAGTCGCAAACGACATCATATTGGCCAATAGTTGGGTTAAAAATCGAATCAATTGCAGGATTATCTGTTCCAACAGATGCTTGTGGAAGGTTTGGATTAAGCTTAACTGTTCTTGGTGATCCATCTTCTCCAATGATCCTAGCCACTCTGGGTCTGTCATAAACTTTAGGAATCATGTCAAGAATCACTCTTCCGCATTGACGTATTGAGCGGTTTAGGTTGTCTTGATAATGGAAAGTGTTTGTATCTGCTTGCTTTTGTCGCAAAAACAAAGCACGCCCCGATACTTCGTTGGACTGTGCGCCTAAGCTGGGTTGATAGATACCCATAGATTGCATAATGTCATTTTCAGCAAGCTGAATTGCTTGCATGATTGCACTTGATGCTTGAGGAGGTATTGCGCGTTGTGGCGGCCCGACTGGTTGACCCGCAATATTGACGGGATCGTATTCTAAGTAAGCAACAGATTCTTTGTTTGCTCTTCCCCAGTTGGGATCTGTTTCAAACTGCCCTGCAACACCAATAAAAGGAGCCTTTGGAGATAAGGCTACATTTTCAGCGTTGGCTGACAAATAATAGTTGTACAGCCTTTGAGCGTCTTTAGCATTGCGAACAAGACCTGCAAGGTAGCGCCTTCCCTGTAACCATAGCTCATGGCCAATAACAGGAATAATTGGAATGTACTTACATGGGATTTCAGTCTGTTCTAAGATTGTGTCGCCAGTAACCTTGCACCACATGCAGCGCTTTACATCAGCCATTCGGCTCGTGCCGGTTTCTGGGTCTTGAATCTCTTGCTCTTCATGCTCTAGGTAATAATACTCAGCAACTCGCACTGAATCTTCAGTGAACCAACCTTGAGCGTCACCATTACCGGCTGCATCCCATTGCGTTTCCGGAAGGTCTGGATACATGCGCTTAAATTCATCTTTTGCCATTTCTTCAGCAATGATGCACCACTCAGCGTCTGACCCATCAGGTTGTTTGCTGTGCGGGTCCATGTACACCTTAAATGGATCAGGCACTCGGTCAATATATATCTCTTGATCAAAACTTGTGTCATCTGCCCAATCGTTTCTAACTCTAAAAAAGCCCAGACCTGTATCAACCTGACTTTCTACGGCAGTGTCATAAGCAATAGAAGCGTTGCTGTTATCTTGGATGTGTCTGATAAGGCCCATGAGTACATCAGCGGTATCTTGATCAGCACCAGAATTAACAGGACGAACACGAATAGATGGTGTATTTTGACGTATCTCATTAACCACCTTATCTCTAAACTGAAGTAGCCGATTTACCACCAACATGGGTCGTTCCTTGCCTGGTCGGTTACGATCATACTTCGCAGCCATTGGCCATTGATCACCCAGACGCGCAAAACGAATATCGTCCATCATCTCTTGACGGTTCTGAGCCGTAAACTCAACAGCTGTAGCAAACCGTTTTCTGATGGTTTCTAATATTTCTTCTGTGCGAGTTTCAGGCTCTGCGTTGTTGCCTAAGTCTTCAAAAATGCTATCTGCGTCTAAGTTCATTATGTTGTACTCTCTTTAACTCATCCAATCGCCACCACGCATACCGTCATCAATACGTTTGCGTTTAATGTTGTCGTTTTTCAACTGATCAACGCATGTTGCCAAATATCTAAAAGCATCAGCCCCATGAGAATACTCATCATGCAGAGGACTTCCTGGTTCTTCAGTTCTAGCATTAATTGATCTTCTGTACCGCTTTAAACATTCCTGCAATCGTTCGGTTTTTACCTTATCCATCCACAAACGCGGAAACATCATGCGACATAACTTAATGCCATGCTCTACATCACCAACCGGAATGATCTCTGTTGACCATCCCATTTGCTCTAAGAGCTCTTGAGCTGATTTTCCCGTTTTGTAATCTTTTGTGACACCGTCATGCGGGAGCCACATTTTTCCCCAATTGTACGGCTTCTGCTTTAATTGTGTGCTGTACCAATCAAGCGTTTGGTGTGAGTTTTCAATATAATCAACAACCCTACATTCTGATCCAGACCTCTGTGCAATGATAATTGCCATGCTATCGTTCCAACCAAGATCCCAAATAGCGTGCGTTTTTAACACTGGGTCATGATTGCAAATAGTAATGCGGCTTTCATCAAACATTTGCTGAAATTCTTCAGCGTATATTGCCCCATCCACAACGGTTTTGGGCTGACCGTTCCAAATGTTTTCGTAGTCTTTAGGGTTTGTTTTTAAACAATGCAATCGTTCTTTTTCAAGAACTTCAGGAAACCAAGGATTATCATTCCAATTAATTTTAACGATTAAAGAATCAGGAGGTGGATTTATAATAAATCTTTTATAAGTTTCATCAGTATCCAGATCAGGATTAAGAGTAATCCAAATTTCTGATTCAGGTTTGCGTATTGTTGGAATCAAAATATCCCATGATTTTTTGGAAACAGTTTGTGCTTCTTCAACCCAAACCCTGTCCACACCTTCAAATGATTTAATAGACTCAACTGTATGACTGGCTAACCCGGCAAAACTAAATTCAGAGCCGTTTTTACCTTTAATGGCGGACTCAGTTACTGAAAAGAAATAGCCAAGATTCATCTCTTGGATCTGATCCACCAGCAATGTGTGTACCGATTGTTTGATTGACTTTTGAATTTCACGCGCACAAAGAATCCTTAATGGTTGTTGAGCAGCTTGAATAAGTAATGCTCTAGCTGATGCCCAAGACTTACCAGAACCTCGTCCACCGTGATAGCACTTAATTCTGTGCTTATTAAAGATGGCTTTAAATTTAGGAGGAAACTTAACTTCAGTCTCCAAAGTTCACCTTTAAAGAATGTTCAACAGGTCCGCCATCAGCGCCTGTAATTTGTTGCTCAGTCCTAGCCAGTTTTGGCACGTGATACTCAACAACAGATTGGAACATATAAAAAGCTTTTTCAGGGTTTTCTTGAGCAACCTGGTCAAGCCATTGCTCTAGTCTGTGCGCGTTGTTATCAACAAACTGAGCAATAGCCTCACGGGCGGCCTGTGTTGCCTTATTTGGTTTACCGGCCCTTGATGTTGGATTTTTATTTGCCATTTCAGATTATTTCACTTTGAAATTTAATCATCTTCACTTCTAGGAAACCATTGGTCACACGTATCCGTTCTTTGAACTATTATTGATTCTTGAGTTGTATGATGATCAAGAACACAACGACCAGGACTAGAATCAAATCTAACGACATCGTAAAACTCACAATTCTCACAAATCTTATCAA